AAGGGTAAAATTTCTTGCAGTCGATTTTCAAGCAATAGGTCATTTCTTCCGGCACTGTATCAACTGCTTTTCGCAACTTTTTGAAAGCTGCATGAATACCTTTGTTTGGTATTGCAGAATAGGTGTCATCTGTGAAAAACGCTAATAACTGCGGTTCAATAACCTGTAAAACCGCCCACTGTGCGATTCTGTCAGGGAAGAATGGAAGTTTGTATATTTCCCTTTCTTTCTTACCGTCTTTCTTGGTAAAAGTCGCATATTCAGAAGTTTTGTATTTATGGTTTTTCAGCATCCATTGCAGACCCGCCAAGTAGTAATATGGTCTTTTCTCTATCTGCTGAACTTCCTTGTACCACCCTTTTCCTTTCTTTGCGTTCTTAAAAGCAAGTTCAAGGTTTTCCATTGAACAGATTTTTTCATATAAGTTGCCATAGCGTTTCACTGGTTTCCCTTCTCTGTATGCACTGAACCGAACTTTCGACTTGCACGAATGAGTACAACCTACTAATACAGTCCATAAATTTTGATGTTTTGCCAAGTGGCACGGTAATCAGTTTTCAGTACATTGTTATTCTTATAAAAACACCCCGCCATTTCTGACGGGGTGAAGTTAGTGCATTTACTAACTGACTGCTGATATTCCGATTACGATTAGAAGAAGCATTATTCAGATTCCAATAGAAAGCACTGGTATTCAAGCCATTATTCCAATTAGCACCTAATACAGCGACTTTGGTTTTTTGCTTTTATGGTGTTTTGCCTGAAATCGTCATCCGTATAGCATCCTGATTACCTAAAAATGTTCATTTACTTGGTTTTACGCTGCTGCTTTGCTTGGTACATACACCAACCGACCGCCGACATTCCGACTACGACTAGAAGAAGCATCATTCAGACTCCAACAGAAAGCACCGGCATTCAAGCCATGATGCCAACTAGCACCCAATACAGCGACTCGCCATCCAGTGTTTCCATTCCAACAGTAATCACCAACAGGAAGTGCAGTGTTACCAAGAAGTTCACCCGGAATGAACAACCAATCATATTTTTCTGAATAACAGAAAGCTGAAATATAACCGTTTCCATATACTGCAATGATTCCGGCATCCTCATACGCACCTGTTCCTGTGTCATCTGCAAAGGAATGGTCAGCGATATAGATTGTTCCTTCATGGGTTGTAGCATCCATATATTCATTGATGCCATCAATCCAACCCCAAATGTTACCCCAAAAGTTTTCTTCACCACGATAGGAAACGAACTGAACACCGTTAGCATTTGAAGCTGTGCCGGATGCGTTACCAAGGTTGATTGTAACACCCGTTGCTTCTGCCATGTTTGAACTTCCGTCATCCGTCTTATTCACCGCACCCTGACCAATAGCAGACTGCATATTGAAACTTGCATATTCAATCAGCATAAGCATCTGTGAAGCTGATGCTGTTGCAATATATGCCTGTTCCCAACCTAAACCACGCTTTTCTGCAAGTTTTCTGACATTCGCACGTGTAGCGTTCTGTGTAAGACCTGACAGCGGTTTTGCATTTGCAATACTGCAAAGAAGGTCAGCAGCAAAGTCAGCAACCTGTGAATCATCCAAAATATAGGCTGATGCACTGCTGTCATAAAGCGAACCTTCAAAGGCTGCAAGGTAAATCTTTTCATTTTCGTTGCCATTCTCAATGAAAGCCGGATGCAGTTTGAATCCCGCCTTTGGCGTGTCTGATACATAATATCTGACCTTCCTTGTGATTCCACCTTTACGCTTCTTTTCGATTTCCAACGGAACAACCTTGTAATAGAATTTTGGCTGTTCAACCATTACCTGAACGGTTGTCCCGGCTGCAAACTGTAAAGTGGCATCAGGTGTTTCAGTACCTTCCGGGTTACGGTCAATAGCCTGTGTCAATTTTCCAGTGGTAGAAAATCCGGCTTCACCGTAATATGCAGCAACACGCCCATCATCTGTCAGGTTGCAGCGTTTTCTTCCACCAAAACAAGTGATGTCATCAAACCCTTCCCCCGGTGTTCTGTTGACTGCCCCGGCAAGGCGTGTGAACTTCTTATTTTTGAAATCCACTTCCACACCGTAAATATCCCCGTCAGTATAACCAACAAATGCTTTCAGGTCTGAAATTTCATTTTCAAGTTCCTGAATATCACCGATGGTTGCATACGCACCGGGACTGACTTCAAGTGACACGTTTGCAGCATTTCCGACAGTTGTATATAACTGAATGTATGCTGCTGATACTGTTACACCGTTATATGGTGGCATATAACAGTTATTTGTGGTTTCAATGCAAGCTGCATACAGGATTTCACCCTTGTCCGGGTCAACTGCATATAAACCAAGGGTACGCATATAATACCCCGTTGTGATGTCAACATTGGAAAATGCTGCATCTACCTTGATGGCAACTTCATTTGTTCTTGACACCTTTGAAACAAGGGTTGTCTGCTTGATGTTGCTAAGTCCGGTCAATGCCTGTAACTGGTTTTCTGTATACTGGGTACTGGATGCACAAACTTTTGTGAAATCAATGTTTCCTGACCCGGCAATCATCTTTGCCATAAGTGCCTGACCGTCATTTGTGATGACTAATTTTGAATACTCTGCCATGCTTTTTCATTTCCTTTCTATCTTGTCTTTATTTCAACGAAGTCTACTTGAACAACACCTGATGCAACATTTGCATCTGCATTTGCCTTGAATACTTCATTAAAATCTTGTGAAATAGTTACCATTGCGGTATCTGTAACACTACCGCCAAAATTTGCAGTTCCATGAACTGCTATGGTTTCTTTACTGTCATTTGTGATGTTCAGCATATCAGTCTGAACAACTCCACCGCCAAAGGATGCAGCACCACCAATTTCAAATACTTCCCGGAAATCATTGGTAATGGTGAATGTGTTCACAAAACAAACACCGCCACCAAAAAGAACAGCACCCTTCACATTGCAAGGGATGCTGTTCTTTGAAACAACCACGATATTTTCAGGAATCATTGTATTGATGATGTTCTCCAGTTCTTCCACCTGACCATACATTTCAAGGTCAGTTTCCAATGTCAGGGTATAACCTTTATCAAAATTGTGTATCATGGTGAAATCTGTATCACCACACAACACTGTCAGTTTTTGCAGTAATACCCGCATTGTATAAGGTATGCTGTTGAACCATTTACTTTGAACCCTTGACCTTCTACTTTCAAGTGTGTCATCTGCTGTTGGATAGATACCCAGTAATTTTTCAAACCTTGAAATACCATATTCATCAGCAGTTGAAATGAAGCGGTTATACAGTACCCTGTCAGTTGCTTTCCAAATCACATCAAATTCAGGGTTTTCAGCTTCAAGTGCTGCAACCGGCTCTTTATATGACTGCATATAAGGCGGTAAGTAAGAAACAAGGTCAACTTCCCTTATCATGCAGAAACACCCCCTAACACTGGAATCTGATATTTGGTCAATGTCATATTGCTTGTGCTACCATTGATTTTTGTATTTGCTACATCTAAAACACCCTTCACACCAAGTATTCTTGTTTCAATCTGTGAAATCCTGACCACAAGGTTTGAAGTGTTCGCCCACCCCTGTCTTAACTCCAAGAAATAGGCGTTCACTGCTTCTTCAATGGCAGTTTTACAGTTTGACCAGTTGTACCCTTCATCAAATGTCACTGCGGTTTTAATTTCAATCATCAACGGTTTTGCACTATCAACACTTACCACATGACCGATTGGTGCAAGTCCGTAACCTTCCCCGGCATTTTCTTCCGGGTCAAGTATGGTCTGAACATTCTGAACCAGTGTTGAACTTGCTTCTCCATAATCATCAGAATCCACAATGTTCACATGAACAGTACCGCCAACCGTCAGCTTCTTGTCTTTTGCTGCACTATATACAGTTTTCAGCCAAGACTTGACTTCATCCGGCATTGATTCAATGTTTGCTTCATACCACGATTGAACGGTTGCATTTGGAATCATTTCAGCGGGTTTTATATCCCCGTTCCAAACCCTTGTGACCTTACAATCACCAACGCCATCAATACCTTTGACCTTGGAAATATAATCTGCCCGGTTTCCACCAAAGGACTGTTCCTTGAAACTGTCAAAGTATCGTTGCCGGAAAACTTCTGTATCTTCTTCATCTTCCCCCGGTACTAAAATTTCAGTAAGCTGTGCAGTCTGTAAACCGTCAATATATTCCATTGGAATCATATCACCAAGGTACTGATTGCCAACTGTTCCTGTGCTTTCACACCTTACTTTGTACTGTCCCGGTAATATCTGTTCTGTCACAACATAGTTAATATCACCGATATTGAAACGCTTTCCTGTGACATCAATGGTTGCCGGGACAAATTCACCTTTCAGGATGGCATTTGTTGCGGGGTCAGGGGTCAATCCCCTGTCTTTTGCAAGCAAAATCAGAAATTCCCTTGCAGCAGTGTCACCGTATGAATTTTTTATCAAATATTCCAGTTCGATATACAAAATCTGAAATTCAATGGCGGTTGGTGAATGGGTGTCCCAAATAACAGAACTGGGTCTTTTATCCAGTTTGTCAGATACCCGGTTCAGCATCCGTTCAAGAATCACTTCATAAGTCTGTTCTTCATACATTTTAGATTTTCACCCCCTTGTCTGCTTTGATTTCACCATAGATGGTGTGTACTGTGAACGATGTATGAACAACGCCCTTCACACTAAGGTCATGTTCAAAATCTGTTACACTTTTTATTCTTGTGTCAACAATCAAGGCTTCTGTAATTCTGCGTTCTAATTCCGGGCATACATAGGTGACAGGTTCACCATATAAATCAAGGGTTTCAATCCCATAATACCAAGGGTATATAATGAACTGATACCGTTCAGTGTTCAATATCCTGAACACCGTCTGTTTCATTGCTTCTTGTTCATCTACAAACCCCCGGACAGAATCACCATCTAAGTCCATTTTGTAAGTTTGGCTTGGCTGTTCTTCAATTTCAAAATCTTGGTCAAGAAAACCAACTGTTGAAGGTATCATTTGCCAATCCTATCCCACACAATAAACTTCTGACCTTCCTGTTGTCTTAACAGGATAACTTCATCACCAACCGCCAAGCCATTGTGTATAGTGATTTCTTTTTTTCCTGTTATCTTATGAGTATGTGCAAGGTTCTTTGCACCACTGGTCAGGTCAATGTTGTCCCCACCGTCATCAGTTCCTTTTACGGTGTGGGTGTGTGTACTAAGGCTGCTTTCTGTCAGCCAGTTCACTGTTACCATTGTTTTGAAGTCAGTCACATTCCTTGAAAGAATCAACTGCTTTTCGCCAAGAATCATTTTCTGTTCAACATTTATTTTTAGCGGTGAAGCAGAAACCACTTCACCAAAATACACATTGACAGGTTTTTTTGCTTCGATTGCTTCTACTGCCGCCCTTTTCAGGGTTTCAACAAGTTCATTTGCATCAGGCAACAAATTCACCCCCTCTAAGTGTCAAATCCATCCAATGTTCACCTTCCTTGTAGGTGTGCTTGCATTTTTCAACAAGCATCCAGTTTTTCAGTTTTATATCTCCAAGGTCAAGGTTGATTACTACCATTGAACCCGCCCTGACCCTGTTATCACCAAAGGCATTTGTGATTTTCAGGTTACGGGTCTTTTTGTTGTATAACTTCAAAAGTGCATCTGCCTTTGCCTGTCCGTTTTCGCCTTTCTGTAAAGTGTCAAAATACTGCAAGATTCCCCACTTATTGATGTTGGAAGAATCCTGTGCAATATAAACTTCCCTGAACCCAGTATCTTCATTGTCATAGGTCAGTTTGATTTTGTTATATGTGTTATCATCAATAGATGAAGTATAGTCAAAGTTTTCGCCCGTTTCTTCATCAATCATCAGGTATGCCCCCGGAACACCGACATACATTGAAGTCAGGTTTTTTAGGGTCAGTTTCCCAAAGTCATCATACAAAACGAACATTTCCCCGGTGTTGGTCAAGGTCAGGTCAAGGGCATTTGCTATCATTTCAAACAGTGAAGTATTTTCTTCAACCCTTGATTCAATGACATACCCGGTATCTTCCAGTGTTCCAACATTCAGTGCATAGTCATCCGCTATCATTCTTGTGAATTGTGATGCAGTCTTTCCTTCATACACTTTGGTGTCCTTATTCTTCAAATATCGTAACTGGTCATAGGCGGTGACGGTGATAATTTGGTCTTTTGACCTCTGTTGTTTGAATACAAATCCAAAGAATACATTGTCACCGTCAACCCGCATCCTGACAGGACTTCCTTCTGAAAAATCAAGAATGTCATCCTTTAGGACTTTGAAAACCAGTTTTCCGGGGGTGTTCTTCCGTTCTGTTGACCATTCAATTCCTTCCTGAACTGCGGGTTGGTAAACCTTTGTACCTGATTCATTTCCAACCAATAGTTCAACATTCACTTTCCAAATCCCCCTTTCTATGCTGCCGGGATGGTCAGCACTTGTCTCGGATAAATCAAATTAGGGTTGCCACCAATGACACCCTTATTTGCGTTGTAAATGATTGTATATTTTGAACCGTTACCATAGAATTTCTTGGCAATGTTCCAAAGACAGTCACCCTTGACAACTGTGTAAGTCTGTGAAGATGCCGGGGCGGGTGAATTGTTAGTTTCCCGCTTTGGTTCAGCACTTGCCTTTGGCTTGGATGCTGCAATCTTAATATTTATGGTCTTTGTTCCATATTCCCGGTACTGTTTCAGATTGATTTTCACCTTAAAATCAAAACCATTCTTGGCATCTTCTGTGATTTTGTAATCTTCCATAGACACCTTAATGTTCGTATTCAGCAGCTTCTTCCCTGATGGGGTTCTTCTGCATACAATGAACTGGAACGGTTTCTTTTCAGTTTTCAGTTGTTCAAAAATATCCATGAAATACCCGGCATCTTTGAACCCTGACTTATATACCGCATAAGGCTGTTGAACCTGTGGTATTTCACATTCAAATTCAATGTCTGTCAGTCCCGGTTTTTTCAGGATGTTGATTTCACCTTCATTGATAAGGTTGACCGTCTTGTTATTATTATTGATTTTTGTCTGTAACTTTGAAGGGGTGACGGGTAACAGACAATTTTTCAAATAGACATCATATCCACTTTTTGCCATTTACTCATGCACCCCTTCCGTCATGTTATCAACCGCTTCATTCACTGAATCTGTCAGTTTTGTCATAAATCCATCAATATCATCACCGCTACTGATGTTATTCTGCATACCTGACTGGTCAATGTTAATTTCTGCGACTGTGTATCTGTTTACTGCTTCTTGTTCTGCAATATCACGCAAATACTTCAAATCTTCTTCTGTAATATCCAAAGAATCCTTGATTGAACCAGTGTCCCCGGCAATACTGCCAAGGTTATCACCAACACCTGAATTTGCTATTGCATCGTTAAAACCTGATGTGTAATCACTGACATTTGGTATATCAGTACCACCAAGCACATCTGACAAGCTGAAATTGCTGACTGAATCTGCAACACCATCGCCCCATGATGCACCCGCACTGAACGCATCAGAAGCCCATCCATCCTGAAATGTGTCAAATGTGGAAAAACCATCATTGAACGCATCAGAAATAGAAGTGTAATCTTCCTTGTTTCCGGCTGCTTCGCTTGCCTTTGCTGCATAGTCATCTGCTGCATTACTTATACCTGAATAATCAAATTCTACAAAAGGCAGCTTGTTCAATGCTGCACAAATACTTTCTATAACTGATAGACAGGTGGAAAGTAAGTCATACCACCACGCCTGAACAGAACAGATTGCATTGTGAAATGCAGTCATAATGTTTGAACCCAGTGCTGCGATAGCATTACCAATACCCAGTGCAATGTTTGCCACGGTCAGACCCAAGTTCTTGAAGAACTGAATCACTACATTGATACCGCCAGTAATAACACCGAATCCTGAATTTGCAACACCAGTCAGCTTTGCGATTGCTGAACATACTGCGAAAATAATGGCTATCAGGGCAATAATAAGCATGATTATCCAAACGATAGGGCAAGCGTACATTGCACCATTCAAACCTAACTGTGCAGTTGTCTGTGCCCATGTAGCACCTGTTGCAATCATCGTTGCTGCTGCATACAGACCTTTTCCAACCGCCATCACCGCACTTGCTGCTGCACTTGCCAGTTCAAGACCTTTGGTGATTGCAAGATAAGCTGCATATACTGCCAATGCTGCAATGACACCGTAAATAATAGGACTGATGATTGACCAGTTATCAGCAATGAAACCACCCACTGTACCAATCAGTTCAAAGATGTTCAGTACAACATTTGCAAGGGTTGCCATTGCTTCAATAGCACCGTTCACAAAAGTCTGAAATGCTTCACTGTTGGCAATATCATTCAGCCTTTGAAGTACAGGCTGAAAAGCAATCAAGGCAGTATTCTGCATAGACTGCCATATTTGCCCCCAAGTCATAGGCATTTCTTCAAACTTGGCGTTGATTTCATCAGCACTTGCAAAAATTGCAGCTTTTACAACATCCGCTGAAAGTTCACCTTCGGATGCCATTTCACGAATCTGACCAATCGGCACATCCAAGTAATCAGCAATAGACTGAATCAGGTTAGGTGCTTGTTCAAAAATACTGTTCAGTTCGTCACCACGCAAAACACCTGAACCAAGTGCCTGTGACAACTGCAACATTGCATTTGATGCTTCTGTTGTGGATGCCCCAGCAATGGTCATCTGTTTTTGAACCAAATCAGCAAACGCAACAACTTCTTCTGAACTACCAAAAGCATCCTTTGCGTTATTACCAAACCGGGCAACAACATCTGCCATATCACCGAATGAACCACGTGCATCTTGTGCTGCTGCATATACCATGTTGACAAGTTCTTCTGTTGTCTGAACTCCATCGTTCATCATGTTCAGTCTTGCAGTTGTGGTTGTTAGTTCATCAGAAATATCTAACGCTTTTCCAACACTCTGAATACTGATATACGCTGTGACAGCATTTTTCAACATATTGGTCAGTTCATTTGCCTGTTGTGTACCTTCCTGAATTTCCTGATTGAAACGCCCCTGTTCATCAACATTGTCCCTGATGTATCGTTCTGTTCCACTGACTGTCTGCGATAAACGCAAATAAGCATCATTTGCAGCAGAAACATCCATATCAGCCATTGCATCATTCAGTTCGTTTTGTTCCTGAATTGCCCTGTTTAACTGTGCCCGCAACTGTTCCAGTTCCGCATTTGCGGTGTCTGTTCCAAGGTTTACCGGGTTGTTTTCAATCTGCTGAATACGGTCACGAACTGTATCAATACGAACCGCCAATCTGTTCAAATCCTGAAATGATTCAGGCGGGAACAGGCGTGTGTTGTATGCCTGTCTTGCAATAGAATCCTGTGTGCTGCTTAACTGTTCCAACATACTGTTGGTACTTTGCACTTCTTGCTGAAATCTATCAATTCCAGTGCCAGTGAACACTTCCAGTCCGTCAGTCTGCCATGTGACAGGAATTTCAACGGGGTCAGGGGGTGCATTTGGCTGAATTTCAGGTCTGATTGGTTCAGGATTTTCAACAAGCGGGTCAGGAAGTACAGGGTTTACATCCACATTTACAACCTGACTATTCGCATCCGGCACAACAGGCGGTACAATATCAGGTGCGGTCTGATTATTCAGTGCTTCATTCATTTCATTGATGGCTGCGGTTGCCTGATTGATTTCATCCCTTGCCCCTTCAATACTGCTTGTGTCAATGTCTGCGTTCATGCTCTGCTGCATATCAGCCATTGCAGAAATAGCAAGGTTCACTGAATTTACAATATTGTTCAGTACACCGCTGAACTGGTCATTAAGTTCAATACCTGTCTGAATAGATGACACCTGTTTTCACCGTCCTTTCTTAGTGTTTTTTCTTGGCTTTGCTTTCCGCTTTTTTCTTTTCCTTCTTGTCATTCTCAACCTTGATTTTGATTGCTGCTATGACAAAAGCCTTTTCCTGTTCATCCATTTCCAAGAAAACGGATGGTAAAATGTGAAGTTTGTGAAGGGCATAGTAAGCATAATTTGCTTCACCATCCCCTTCTTCGATTAGTTTTTTGCTTCATCCACCTTTTCTTCAAGGCTCTTTGTGAATCCCTGAAACTTCTGCATCCAAACGGTGAAATCCTGATATTCTCCGGCATTGTCAACCATTGCATAAAGAAGTTCTTCCGGGGTCTTTACACCATAGGAATCCTGTAATTCTGCATCATACAGGTCAGGATATACAGTAGATGCAACAATCATCTTTGCAAGGTATTCAGCAGTGTTCACCTTCGGTCTGTAAAGGTTCGGCTTTCCTTTCACCTGAACTTCGATGGTACAGGAATCACGCAACACTTCATTTTCCTTGGAAGTAATCTGTTTGAACTCCCATTCAAGCGGTTTACCGTTTTCATCCTGTAAACTGGAAGTAGGTGCATACTTTTCATTTTCCTTTGCGATTTTATTCGCTTTCATAAACTTGCTAAATTTAGACATTTTTACTTGTCCCCTTTCTGTTTATCATTGAATAACAAAACCCCCTTATATGAGTGTTATATAAACTCACACAAGGGGGTTTTCATTGTTTAGTTGGTAAGAAAACCAGTAAGATTTGCAAATGATTCCGGCATTGAAAAATCTTCAAAAGTTCCTTCAATTTCTTCATCCAAATACTCACCGTCTGCATCAAACTTTGCAAGGACACCGCCATCAGTGTTGCAGTCATAGAAGATGATGGTCTGTCTACCCGCTTCACTGGTAGGGTCATCATTGGTAATCTGCATTTCAAAATACACATCCATACCAGTGTTCTTATAATCAAGAAGTGCCTGTCTAAGAACTGACTGGTTATAGTGTGCAGTGCCGGAAAAAGTACCTTCCATACCACATGATTTGTGTCCCGCCATAATAGCACCAAGGCGGGGAACTGTGGTCTTGGTCTTTTCAACCTTGGCTTCCATATCAATCATCTGCATGAAGTTATATCTTCTTGTGCCGATGGTGATAAAACATTCAGCCAACTTTGCAGCAATGGTGTCCCTTGCTTTCATCGTAATGTTATCGCCCATTCTTTTTCACCCGCCTTTCTTACGCAACCGTAACTGTCATATAAAGTTTTCCCATAGCGTTCACAACTGTGATTGCACTGGAAACAACAACTGCCTTTTTGGTATCTCCCTGTGCAACCGTCACATCAGAATCAGTGAAGTTTTCGATTGCACCCAAGTCCTGTAATTCCTGACGAATCTTTACAAGGTCAGACCAAAGGGAAGTTCTGCCTGATGCGTTGTTCGGTACAACACCAAGGTATTTGGTATTGAACAGGACTGCATCATCATTACCTAACTGGTCAATTACCCTGATGGTCTGATTGTCTTTGAAAATATCACCGCAAGTATCAGTTGTTGTGACCATTGTGTTAATATCTTCAAGCACCCTGACATCAGAATTGACCTTATGCAGAACAAATTCACCGTCTTTCACTGCCTGTTTCAACTCTGTCTGTGTGAAATCAGTGTCAACAGTAAACGAACCGTCATATTTCTTGTTCTGACAGGACTTATTGACCGCACATCCACATTCTGCACCAGTTACCCAGTACACAAGGGATGCTTCTGACCAGTCATCATCAGTGACCTTGTTCTTTACACTGATAACTCCCATGAAGTCAGCAGCAATCTTGTAAAGCACCAACTGGAACTTGATACCCAGTTCATCACGCAAACGCTTGTTGAAAGCAACATACAGTTTCTTGGTGGTTTCATCCGTAACCACAACACCCATTGCGTTGTAGGTGTAGGATTCAATCTTATCCAAATATGCCTGATGTGCTGTTCCGTCAACAGTTCCATTTGTACCACCTGATAACGGGGTTGAAGCTGTTACCGCAAGGGTTGCATCCGTCTTGAACACAACATAGTCATTTGCAACAAGGTCTGCTGCCTTTGCAACCGTCTGTGCATCCACCTTGACTGTTCCAAGGTATGTGATAACATCAAACTTCTTGGTGTCATCCGCATTTGCCTGAATCACAATTTTCAGGTCATTTCCACGTGTACCGCTGTATAATGCAGTTGCAAAATCATTTGCTGCCTTTTCACCGCCACCATTCAAACGGTATGCGTATAATGTCTTTGCACCGATGAACAAATCACTAAGACCTTTCATCTTAGGACTGTCAAAGGCATAACCAAAGATTTTCATAGAATTTTTCTGAAAATCTTCATTGGTCACTTCAAAGACTTCGTTTTCCTTACCCCAGTCCAGTTCAAGGGGCGTTGTGGCAATTCCCCGGTCAGACAACGTTGCGGTTGCAGATGCAGCCGATACAAAGTTGATATATGCACCGGGAAGTTCTTTGTTCTGTGTGGTAAAACTACCGCCACCTAAAGCCATATTATTTCACCTGTCCTTTCTTATACTTCTCAATCATGTTGTCAACAGTTTCAATGGTGTAACTTTTATCTTCATAGAGAAGGGCATCCACCAAGTCCCTTCTGTTTGCATAACGGGAAGATGCAAGAATCTGTTCTTTGCTGAACTTCTGTTCAGCGGTCTGAACTGTTGCACCTTCCGCTTTTTTAGTTGCTGCCAAATCAACCACCTTCCTTCACTCTTGTGCTTGCATCCATAGTTTCCATTGCGGTCTGCTGCTCTGTCTTGTAGATAAAGCAGTCATAATTCACAAAGAAATTCAGAACGCTGTCAACCACTTCACCCTTCATTTTTGTCCCCCGGATTGGTTTGGTGTCACCATCAATGGTGATATACTCCAAACACTGCATCATTCTTTCTAACACGCCATTACATTCCCGTTGAACCTTATTGGTCTTGGGGAAATACTGGATGCAGAACTGATTGCTTCGGAAATAACGCTTTCCAAGGAACTGTTCAATGGTTGGGTTCAGGCAAGCAATAAAAAAACAAGGTTCTTTCAAACCTTGCTTGATTTCTTCCATGTGGGTTTCATAGTCATCCCCAAATTCTTTATTCAGGGACACGCTGATTGCTTCAATTATTGAATTTATCACTTAAAACATCCCCCTAAATATTTTTTTATCTTTCTTTCAAGCACCTTTGGGGCAATTTTTTCAAGTTCCTGTTCAGATATGGTCATCATAAACTGACCCTTGACCCATCCTTTGTGATTTGCAGTTCTGTGACCGTATTCAACATAAGATGCGTATTCAACAGGGTTCACAATTTCAATGACATAAGTATCACCAAAATGATGAACGGTCAATGAATCTGCATATCCCTGTGCAGATGCCCTTTTTTCACCAGTCCACCCACGCCTTAATGTGCCACCCTTTTTCCCTGTGCTTGGTGGATATTCACCCACCGGGGTTCTTTTTACAACCATACGCAACAGGCGGGCAGCAAGTTCCTTTGCACACGATTCCACAAACGCATCAGGGTCTTGCCGCTTGTTCAGTTCATCCCTGAACTTTTTCAACCCGTCAATGTCAAAATTCCCCATTTTACCCATCAAGCATAGTCCTTGAAAAGTTCAAGCGTGATTTCCTGATGTGTTGGGTACACTGCCGGGACACCGCTGCAAGTGTAATCTGTTGTCACATCGTCCTGTGATACAGTGATTTTTGACCCCGCTTTGATGGAAATATCAGGGGACACAAACAACTTTGTCCCCTGTGTGATTGTTGCTGCTGAATCTGACTGAATAGCAGTTTGCAGTTTTTCAAATGACAATTTACAAGGTTGATTTTCCAAAACAACCACTTCTTCATCATTTGTCAGCTTTGACCTTTCATCTTTTACCTTCTGCATTTCTGTAACCATCAGAACACCAAAATAGGTTGATTCAATGGCTTTCCTTGCTGCCTGTTGTGCAGCTTTGATTGCATCTACCATCTGATACGCCTGAATGAATTAAATTCAGCCTTTCCATAAGATAAAAGGTAATTGATGAAGGTGGTCAGCCTTTGTTCCGGGGTAAGTGAACCTTCACCAGTTGCAAAAACTGTGTTGGTGTCCCCGGTCTGAATCTGCTTTACTGCATAATCTAAATCAAACCCAACAAGGTCATTCGGTGCAAAGGTTTTCTTGGATAACAGGAAATCACCCACTGCCATATCAACAGCAATGTGTTCCAGTCCTTCCGGCACTTCTTGCCAGTTGATTTCATTCTTGATGCTGCTACGTACTTTCTCAACACAAAAGGTCAAGGCAAATTCATCATCTGCCTTGACCTCATAACCCAAAGATTTCAGCCTGTCTTTTACTGCATCAGTATTAAACATAGTAACCACCCTTTCAGATTATCCCCTTGAAATGATGCGGGCAATCGGAATTGCCTTGTGGTTGATGTAGCTGCGGTTTGCTGCAACTGATTCCCCGGAATGTACCAGTGACCAGTTTTCACCGTTCTTCAACTCTGCATCAGTAGGTGAAAGTGTTGCCTGTGACTTTTTCTCATAAGAAATACCAAAAGGTGCAAATACTTTTCTCTGACGGGTATACAGAAGGTCAACACCACCATCTGTTTTTTCATCCCTTGCCATAGCATACGGAACTTTTGCACCAATGTCCTCATAAGAAAATGCACCATTACCCATGACATAAGTTGTGTACTCTGTGAACGCATCCACAAATACCACATAATCACCAACTGCCGGGGTTGTGTAGCTGTCTGCAACGGGTGTTACATCTTCCAACTTGACCTGTTTTGCAGTAGGTGTTGCATCATTTGCCACAACCTCAACAGCACCTTCATCAGTGGACTTTGCCTTGATATAGAAACCTTCCTGTGAAACAGTAGGTAAATCATCATCAATGACAACCAACTTACCGTTCCATGTGTAAAGGTCTAAATCTCTCTGAATACCTTCCTTGTCTGTGTACTTTAAGTGTGCAACAAGGTTCAGGTTTTCAAGGTTGGTTGAAACATCACTGTGCATGAACACCAGTGTGAACTTCTTCTTGTTCGCACCACAAGCCTTGTTTGCTGCACTGTTCAGTGTGGTTGCGGAAACCTTACCGTCAACCTTTTCAGTAATGTCATAGGTGTGGTTGTTGACAAATTCAAGGTTCTTTGCACCTGTCATTGCAAAAATACCGTCAAGAATCGCAAGAATGGTATTCTGGTCAACACCATCCCAGTAATCACCAACCTGATTTGCGATATTCTGCATGAAGTCAACACCGCCAGTAATGTCATAGCTGAAATCTTTTTCTTTCCATGCCTTAGCACGACCAACCACAACAACACCCTGTTCAAAGGTTTTTGTGCCTGTTGCTTCAATGTCTGTCTGACCGTCATAGTTGACTGCATCACCATCTAACAGACCACGCATTGCAATTCTTGCGTAACTTGTACCGTTCTGTGTACTGAACACATCCTTAATGTCAGGATTTCCCGCCAGTGCTTTTGACTTCTTGATTTCGTGCATATGAAGGTTCGGAACTCTACCGACCATATACTTGAAAGCCTGCGGGTTAAAACTCTTAGAATCAAACTTATCGTTCGCCATTCTTTTTCACCTTTCCTTTCTTTTACTCTAACTTAGCATCAGGATTTTCCGCTAAGTAGGCACATAATTCATCATAGTTCATTTTTGAGGTATCAACCTCTGTTCCCGGCTTCTGCTGTGCAGATGCCCCCGGCTGAAAGCCTTTGAATGTCTGCTGCTGTTTCTGCTGCGGTGCATCGAATAAGAACTTTGTATCTTCACCAGTGGTCAGCTTTTCAATCTGTTCAGACAACCCCTTGACATTACCATCTTTGTCAAGTTTGGCATCCGTCAGGTCTAAAAGTGCCTTAACTGCCTTGATATTCTTTGCATTTGCCCCGGTCAATGCTTTCTCAACCGCAAAATCAACCTTCAACTGGGTCATTTCAGATTCATGTGTTTCCTTGGCTTTGGTATTTTCAGCCTGTAAGTCTGCAATCTGCTTTGTCAGGGCTTCATTGTCCCCGGCTGATGCTTTCAGGGTTTCAAGCTGTTTGTCCCTGTCAGACACCTGTGTTTTCAGTCCGTCAACCTCTGTCTGTAAATTCTTGATTTCAGCAGAGGATGCAGATTTTGCATTTTCAATGTCATCACCATTGATTTTCATAATGCTGTCAACCTGTTCCTTGGAAAGTCCTAAATCTTCTAACTGTTTTCTTGTCATAATGACACCATCCTTTCAAATACGTTTTTATACGGGGTAACTCCCACATGATTGTTTGGTTGTTGCGGTTTTACGTCTTGACCAACTCCGACAAATAGAAAAGCACCCGTTGCCGGATGCCTTTCTGTGTCACTCTGACCCTGTGACCGGGAGATAATTTTCAGACCACCATACCCTTTCTTTAAGTCTTGGTTTTCATGTACCTGTGAGCCCCCTTTCTGACCTCATATAACGGTCATATTTCAATTATTTTCATTCCCTTGATAACTTGTTAAGGTATGAAAAAACACCGCCTAAATGACGGTGTTCAATCCCAGTGTTCCCCATCTTTGGGGTACAGTTCCAAAATATCATAAAAGTTAGGAATTTCAGAAATCTGTTTCCCTTCTTTTAATGCAGTCAGAACTTCTATTTTTTCATCGAGTAGTTCATCACTGTCTAAATCAAAGAACTGAATCATCATAGGTGGGAAATCTACTTCAAAGAACAGTTTTCGCACCTTGACATATTTTTCTATCAGCTTTTTGTCATCCATTATTCACCACCCGCTTTCTTCAAAAGTTCAACAATCACTGCATCCAGTTCAGCAACAAGTTCAGGCTTGTCAGCACGTAACAATTCAATCAAATCAGGTCTTGTCACACTCAACGCTGCATAGTTGGCAATAGTTTCATGTACTCTACTGTTTACAGATTGATAATACTTTCCACCATGACCATACTTAACAACACCAGTGTCACGAAAAACACCGCCTGACAGTGCATCGTAAATATCTTGAAGGTTTCCAATTCCACCGCCCATGATGTTTCTACACTCATAATCACGTTCAGATTCCAACAGTGATTGCAGCTTGCTATACTGCTTTTTATAATCACTATATGTACCCTGAAAAGTTCTATTCATCATTGCATCATTCAATGCAGTGATTTGTGAATTGTACTTACTACGAACAGCACTTGACACTTCTTTCCACTTTTCATCATGTTCAGCAAATAATTTTTTCACATCGTCTGACATATCAGAAGAAGTCTGTTTGAACTTATCAACTAAAGATTGTCGGCTTGTGCTGAACCAGTTACCTGATTTCTTCACGTTGCTTCTACCATACAAGTCCATAAGGTGCATTTCTTCATGTAATGTTGTGTTCACCTGTCCGGCAAGATTTTCACCCTGTAATTTTGGTATGGTCAACTTCACTTCTGCCAGTTCCCCGGTAAAAGTATAAGATGATGTTGAAACTGCATGATTTTTACCATGTGAAATCTTAAAGGGTATACCATTACTTTCAACACTTTCCAGTTTACCCATTCGATTGAACAAGGCAACTGTATTTGCATCTGCACCTTCCAAACTGTTCACATAGTCAACAAGTGCCTGTGTATTCTTCATTTCTGATTTTGCAGTAAAAGCAGAAGGAAAATTTTCAGCTTTCAATTCTTCTGCAACTTGTTTTACTTCTTTCTTTGCCTTAATTGTATCATCAGGTGTTGCTTCTTGCAATCCAGTCTTGTCACCTTCAACAAATGACTGTTGCCATTGCTTATAGGTCATATCAGATGGTACATAATAAGTCTTGCCATCCTCACCCCTTGCAGCACGTTCACCAACACTGTCAAATTCGTCATCAAAGAATGGAACAGTGGTTGACCTACACCACACATGAAAAGGCGGTGCAGTAACACCAACTTCCCATTGTGACATAGGAAAATGCTTTCCATCCATTTCCCGGCAAATATCAGAAGTGTGTGAATCAAGCGTTGCCACAATTTCAAACTGCTCAACATCCAGTTCAGCAAAGCAGTCCTTTTGTGCTGCTGAACTGAAAAAGGCTTCTTCTGTCATAACCAACCGCCCGGCAGCAGTTTTTGAAGTGTTCATTTTCCGGGCAATCGCATCAATAGCTTTCTGTGGGTCTTGTCCTAAAATAACATTACGGGTTAATTCAGTGTTCAGTTCATTGACCAACTTCTGACGATTCCCCCATATTCTTTCAGAAAAGTTCTTCCCATCAACCGCCCAAGGCTTGTTGATAATCTTTGAAATCTGCTTTTCATCCAGTGTGGCAAAATCCCAACCAACCCCTACACCCTTCTGAATTTCAAAAGCGGTTCGGTAATATCCTGATGTGTATATGTTCCGCATTGCTGAATCAATGCTGTCAAGCTGATTTCCAAACATTGCTTCAATGCTCTGCTGCGTTTGCAGTTTCAAGGCTTCAAGTCTGCTTATGTGATACCGGGCAGAAGCATTTTCAAGCTGTTTTACCCAAGTACCATTGATTGCATTTTCTTCACCATACTGAATATACTGGTTTATGTCCCATTTCAATTCTTCCAGTTCTTTACTGGTCAACATTTTCCGGGCATCTGCCAGTGTAATACCGTTATTTTTTGCAAAACGCTGATACCATGCAGCAATTTGACCTTCAATCTGCTTCTGTGCCTGTCTGTACTGCTTTTCAATATCAGCATAGCACTGTAACCCTTGCTGATTCTGTGATTGTTCAAGCAGTTCAAACCTTTTTTTCCAGTATTCACTATTCTTCATCTTCTACACCACCGCCCTGATTGCCTTGGTTCGGATTTGCCGGATTCTGCTGACCAAAAGGATTGTACTGGGAAAGCATTTCTTCCTGTTCCTTCTGTTTCTGCTGTTCCAACCGTTCCAATTCTTTCTGCGGGTCATCCACCCAAGGATGCTGACCAATGATAGTTTCATCAGACAGGATTCCAACTGACTTCTGACAATTATCAATAGCTTCTGATTCATTTATCAGAATATCTCTGTTGAAGATGACATTTACTTCTTCACCTTCAAAGTTCCCCTGTCCTGTGTTCGCAAGATGTGCGTTCACAAACCAAAGTATTTCTTCAAAGGCTGCCTGATACTCTGTTTCAGTATCGTTTGCATCAATGTCAATGTCAGAATACATTGATTGAATATTCATTTGGTTTGGATTTCCTGAAAGCCTGTCATCCTTGGCATCATAACCCATTGCATTTTCAATCAAGGCTTTCTTGAATATCTCAATAATAGCTTTGTAGTTTTCCGCATTGACTGTGATTTCAAGGGTTTCAACACCGCCCTTTGCACTGTCATCATATCTGACCTTGACTGCACCAAAGGTTGCAAGATTCTTTCTGAACTCACCCAAGTCTGTACCATCATAGTTTTTCAGGACAAGGATTGTGTTTCTTGCATCCTCTTGCATATTGTTTTCAAAGTCAGACAGCATCACATTGATACCATCCTGTAATGACTTGATTTTCTTCAACAGCGGTGTTTCCTGTTCATTTGCTTTCAGTGGTATCAGTGGGATTCTTGACCAGTTGAACCCTGTTACATTCCCTTTTTCATCGGTCATTGTCACATGGTAACAATCAGATTCCCCTTCATTTGCAAGGTCAGGTATTAGTGTACCCCTGTCAAGAATGAACTTGTGAACACCATCCATATCATAAACTTCGACCTTTTCAATTACCTTTGGGATTGTACCTTCATAGCCAATCACCAAATACAACCTGACAGCAAAGTCTAAAATGGTGTGTTCGTTGTCCTTCCAAAACGGTAATATTTCATAGCCGGGGAATAACCTGAAAGAAAATTCCCCTGATTCAGTGTAATAAGGGTATAACCAACAGATACCGTTGTTATATGCAGCTTTGCCACTGTTTTTCAGGGTTTTCATAAAACGCTTATTGAACACTTTTTTCAAAAGTTCAGCGTATTGGTCATTTTCTGTTTCTATCGCAAAAGGCTGACCGAACAGATAATTTGCTTTCTGATTGACCATCTTTGCATACTGGTTATCAATAACCCTATTGTTTGGCAAGTTTTCAACAACTTGCAGTTCACCGTTTTCACCTATCATTGTACGCTTACGCTTCAAAATATCGTGTTCATTGTCATAATACAGTGAACCCTTAATCTGCATAATGCGTTGGGGTGAACATTTCCACTTGGAAATTTCCTTTTCAAGAAATTCCCGGTCAGTCATCCTTGAATGAACACCCTGTAATATGAAATTGCTGACCTTCAAAGTCAGTGTGTCAATTAGGTTGCTGAACATCTTGGTTCATTCACCCCTTTCATTGCATAATATAATCAAAACCCCTGAAAACGCTATGTTTCCAAGGGTCTGTGTTACTAATTTGTTTCTATTCAAAACTGAACGCATCACCTTTGATAAGGCTTTCAATCGCATAACGCATTGCATCCATAAGGTGATTGAAGTCATCAATCGGTCTGTTCAGCTTCTTACCTGTCTTTGTGTCTGTGTCCCAAGTGTAGTTGCTTATTTCAGTGATAAAGTTCACACATCTTGGATGCACAATAATGTGATAGTCCTGAATGAAGTCAATACCGTTGTTGATGCTGTCCTTGCCCTTCCTTGCTTTCCTGATTCCTTTCAGTCCCAGTTCCCGCAAGCGGTCAATACTCTTAGGTTCAGCAGAATCAGCGGTTATCTTTTCTTTCAGGTAACCCATCCGCAACACTTCCGCTGCAATGGCTTCATTACTCATGCCGGGTTTATACATTTCATCGAAAACCCAAATGGTTTTGCTTGCTTGGTCAATAAACCCACAAAATAAAGCACTGGGGTCATTGGTATAACCAAAGTCAAGACCAAATACTGACTTGACCCCTTTTATTGCCTTGACTTCATCAATGCTGAACGCCTTTTCTTCCCAGTTCTCATATACAAGACCGTCAACAATACCCCAGTCACCAAGACCCGCTACTTTGTAACGCCTTGGGTTCTGTTTCCGCATTGTTTCAAACACTTTCAAGTCAGCCTTATCCAACCATTCATTGCATTTATAGTTGGTGGTCATTGCAAGTGTTTCATCATCCGGGTTGTCAAAGAATCGTTTCTTTATCCAGTGATGTTCATTCCAAGGGTTCAGGGTCAATGTTATCTGTTTGAACAGTCCTGAACCTTCCGGCACTGAACCACGAATTGATTCATCAAGCATATTGAAATCATCTTCTGAACTGATTTCATACGCTTCTTCTATCCACATCCAACAAAGGCAGCCAATATCAGCTGTAATACTGGTTACTTTCAAAGGGTCATCAAGTCCCCTGAAATAAATCTTTTGACCTGTTGGTTTGTAGGTCATTTCAAGTGGTGATTCCTTAATTTCCCAGTGTGCATCAACACCAAGACGGTGAATAGCCCATTTCAATTCTGTGAAACAGGAATCTTTCAAAGTTCTGAATGTTTTCCTGACAACAAGTAAGTTTGCATCAGGATATTTCATCATATTGGTGATATACCAAAGGGCAGTGGTTTTTGACTTCTTGGATGCACGTGAACCCTTGCATACCCTATATCTGCCTTTCCACCGCCAAAATGTACCGTAACCTTTGCCGACTACATCAGGAAGTTTTACAACCTGTTTTCCATTGGCAGCAGTCTTTGGTTTGTAATCTTCCGGGTACAGGATATACTTCATATACCCAAAAACGTGTTGTGAAGAAATGTTTTCCTTTACCATAGGCAAACACCGCCTTTAATCTTCAAGGTCACCTTCACCTGATATGACAACAGGAATTGCAACATTCACATCAACCTTGTCATTCCACATACCCAAATGTTTACCCAACATTTCCAGTGCTTTCAGTTTGGATGCAACCTTCACTTCACGTTCAATACTTCCACCATACTGATTATCAGACTGTTTGAACTTTACTGATTCGATGCAAGCAAGGTCATCCTGTGAAGCATTTGGAAGGATTTCACCTGTGTCCGTATCAACAACATCACTGATATTCACAAATGCAATCTTGGCAAGTTCTAAAACAACCCTGTCCTGATTCACACCTGTTCTTTTTGACCGTTCAGCCATCTTTTCAGCAATAGCCTGTTGAATGTTGGGTTTTGTCAGGTTCTCACATCCGATGTCCCTTGCACTTTCTACTGAATAACCCGCCCTTATTGCAGCCTGTGTTGCGTTCAGGTCAATCAGGTATTCATCTACAAATAACTGCTGCTTCTTGGTCAACTTCTTTGCCATTACGCAACACCTTCCTTTCTGCAAAATAAAAAATTGCTGAAAGAAAAGTATTTCTTTCAGCAACCTAAATTTTCACAATATATTTTATATAAGAAATCAGTATAAAACAACATAGACTGGTGTACTATTTTGTATGTTTTATGTAAGATAATGTAAGTTTTTATAAGTTTCTTCAAACATTGCAAGTGCTTTTTTGTGTACCTCACGCACATAAGGGTATGACATATTCATTTCAGATGCAACAACCTTGATACTTTTGAACTGCACATATACCTTGAACAACACCTGAATGTAATTATTCACGTGTAGACCCCTGATTTCATCTATGATTTGGTTCTTTGCATCAACAAAACGGTCAATTTCTGCATTGATTTGTTCATCAAAGGACACATACCGGGTCACTGCATTACCTAAAGAATCCCCGGAACAGGAAGTTTGCACCCGTTCCTTTGAATAATCAATACCGCCCGCACTGGTTGCATCCTCTTTCATTTCAGCAAGTCTTTCTAAATTCTGATTGATTTTTGTATCTAATTCTTGTAACTGCTCTAAATACCGTTTAGCAGACAGACTTTTCTTTGTATCAGACATACTTTCACCTTTCCTTTCTTTGGTATCGGTTCAGGTAACACTTGGGTAACTGATGAATTATATAAACCGCTACTTGCAAAAACCCTGAAAATCAATGCTTTTTACAATCATTTGGTAACTGGGTAGCGGTTAAAATCGTCATTCTATTATATATTATTTTTTTATTCTTTTATTGAATATAATATATTTTTTAATTTATAAAAGAAATTGATTTTAACCGCTACCAACCGTTACCGCCTTATTTTATAAGGGTTTCAACAGCTACCACTTAACAGTTACCAACCGTTACCAATAATCAACAACCGCTAATTTACAACCTTATACATCATATCATTCACAAACAATGTCCCAGTCTGTGCATCCCCTTTGAATTGCGGTATGCAAATGACATTGATTCCAGCGGCATACACCGCATACAACTGTTGTGATATGAAATCACTTGCCATTGCATAGGTCTGTTCATCCAAAATTGCATTGTCAAATTCTTCAAAGAGTACCGGGAAAATATCATTGTTCATTGATACTTCACCCTTTTCCATAAGTAACTGCAAGATTTTATTTTCCATCACTACCACCTTTTACCTTTCCTTGGTTACCCCAGTTTAATGTGTGACCGCACTGGGGACATTTCTTCATTCGGTACATTGCACCGGGTACTTGCCTGAATAATTGCTTGCATCCGCACTTGCTGCATACTGGTCTTGATGCAGTTTCACCGGGGAACATACCATTGTTATCTTCAATCAGCTTCATTTTCTACCTCATTACATTTTTATTAGACAGTTCACCACAAACATTCACTGATGGGGTTTCAACATCTACTGTTACAGTTCTTTCAATAAGACCACCTTGCACATCTGCTGAAAATTCAGTATAGCAACCGCTACATTTGAAGGTTGCTGAAAATACATTCCCCATGCTGACATTGATGGGATATACTGGATGACCACATAACGGACAACACTTTTTATTTAATACTTCACCCATAATTATTTATACTCCCTTCCTGTTTTGGTGTCCCGTAACTGAACACGTTCAGACAGTTCAAAACCCGCTGCCTTGATTATGTACTTCAATACCTTCACCAAATCATAAGCACGTTTATCAGCTTCACTTTCTTCCCGGCTGATGTGACCAACCGCAACTGATGCAGTTGGGTCAGCATAACCTTCAATATTTTTTCCACCTTTCACTTATCCGTAACCTTCCTTTCTATAATTCCACTGTTGATAATTGCATCAAACATTGATTCAAAAATTGTGACCACTATGGAATTACCCGCCTGATGATATAAAGTTCTGTTCATTCTTCCCGGTTCTACCTTACAGGTTGATTCCGCTGCATAGAAATCATCATCTGAATACCCCATTAACCGCCAACATTCCAGTTCCGTCAGGTATCTGTATTTTCCACCACCAAGGTCAATGACCTGTGCCGGGGTTCTATCCTGTCTTGTTGTGATAGTATTGGCATAGGCATCAATGACAGTTGCCCGCCTGATTCCCTTTTTGCCAATACATTCATAAACACTGGGTTGTGTCACCATATAACAATCAGAAACATCACCAGTTTCAAGAAATTCCTGTATATTCCGCATAGGTTTTTTCTTCATAAGGTCAAAGTCAAAACCTTTTTCGCCAAGAACGGAAACGGTAAAGCATCTTTCCCTTGCCTGTGGTATTCCATAATCACGTGCATCCAACACCTTATATGAATTGGTATATCCTAACTTTTCCATATAGTTCAGATAACGGTTAAAATTATGAACCATGTGCTTTGATAAAACATTCTTTACATTTTCCCAAATAACAACAGTGGGTTTCCATTCCCCCATTTGTTCAATGATATGAACAGTTTCCCACATCAGGCTTGACCTTGTACCTGAACCTTCGTCACCGCCTTTGCCTTTGTTGATTCTTCCTTCTTCTGCTGTTGCTTTTCCCTGATGTCCGGCAATACTGAAATCTTGACAAGGTGAACCATGAATCAAAATATCAGGTTGAAGATTCCAACCGACTACCGTTTGTGGTGAATGTTGCAGTTCCTTTTCAAACATGGCATTGTATGACCTGACTGCTTTTTCATCTATTTCCACATAATCAATAGACTTGGTTGGAATACCTATATTTCTTAGTGCAACTCTTGGTGAACCTATACCACCAAACAATTCCAGTATTTGTATTTTCTCTGACACATCATAACCTTCCTTTCTGTTAAGGGTTCTTAACTTTTTGACAAAAAAATTATTCCTTCACAAATATCTTGCGGTTCACATTGTTCACTTTTCGCTGAATCACTTTGAACCCAAGTCTTTTGTTTATCTGCTTACTGAATACAATGTTTGACATAGGTTGCATAGAATTGTCCGCACAAAATACCTGATAACGCTTGTAAACATCAGCAGTTGGTTCATTCTCAATCATTTCAACACCAGTGTCAGCAATAAATGCAATAATAGGGTTGTTTTCTTCTTCATATTCATCCAACTGACCCTGAACTTTTTCTGACTTGGTAAATTCATCATTGATGATGATTCTTTTCAGTCCTTCCACACCAAGCCTGATAAGATATTCAATGCTGTCTTGCTGAATCAGCTTGTACTTGATGAAGGGGTCAAAGTCCGGGTCATTCTTGCTGAATGTGGCATTGAATGGGATGATGACCAACCTACGCAATACCGCCCCGGTCTTGTCCTTCATGCGGGGGATGTCATTGGCACTGAATAATAATTTGATGAACGGGTTGAACTCAAACGGGTCTTGCCCCTTGCGTTCTGCCTTAATGCGGTTTCCTGTGACAATCTTTTTGAAGATGCTGACCTGTGAACCTTGAAGGAAATCATCACCAATATCATCACCAATGTTTGCCAGTTTTCCGAACATCATTGAAGTGCTGAACCTGTCCCCCAGTTCTTTCAGGTCAAGTGCTGAAATATTCTGTTCCCCCAGTATGGTCTTGATGCAGTCAAGGAAGGTAGACTTTCCGTTTGACTTGTCACCAGTCAGGATGAACGCCTTTCCCAGTTCATTTCTTCGATAGAAGCAATAACCAATACATTCTTCCAACAACGCCCTGATTGCTGCATCCTCACATGATAATTTGTTCAGTGTGACATCAGCAAGTTCAGAATAGGCTTCAGGATTATAATTCCAAGGAATCTTGTTGGTGATAACAATGTCTGAACTGAACGGTTTCAATTCATCCGTTGCAATATCATATACGCCATTTTCAAAGGCAATAAGATTTGCTTCTGACATTTGCTTTGATTCTGTAATCAGTTCCATATAATCAATCACTTCCCTTCTTTGTGCCTTTTTCAGATTTGGAATATGCTGAATCATTTCTGTTTCAATTTCCTTGTATCCGTTTTCATAGATTCCATCTTTGTATATGTGCAACTGGTTATTGATTTTTACCACATGGGCGGTGTTTTTCATATAATTTGCGAACTTGTCAAACAGGAAGGTTGACCCCATGAAAAACACTGGTTTCTGAAATGCTTCATCCCTAAGAATCACTTCCAGTTCTTCATCAGACAGGGGTTCTTTCAGTACAAACCTGTTCAGTATTCTGATGCACTCCCTTGTTTCATCCACTGTGAAATCATTTGCAGTCAGGGTCAGGATATAATTGAACAATGCCTGATTTCTTCCGTCCCCGGCATCCATATCCACAAAGTCAGCGGTTGCCTTGACCGGGAACAACCACTTGGGAACTTCCTGATACTTTCCACCTTCTTCAATATCCCATTCACAAAATCTTTCTTCACCATCAATTTTTATGACTTCGTATGACAGTTTGCTGCCGACCTTAATATCAGCAGTCAGACCAACCGCAAGCTGCACGTGTGTCCTATTTCTTGTGATTGAATGATTTTTGAACAGAAAGTGTTTTCCCCTACTTGTGCAATACACCCGGCAATCAAGCTGAAATTCTTCCACAATGTTCATCAGGATTTCAGACTGTTCAGCATCGTCAATATCAATAAGGATGGTATCATTTGCCAATACTCCACCAAACCCATTCAGATTTTTTACTTCGTCATAGGTTTTCCAGTTGGTTCTGTTTTTTAACTTTTCAATGCTCTGTTTACCCTTGGTTTCAACATAACCTTTGTAAAGCATCTTTTTCACCTACCTTATGTGATAATTTCCAATACTTTTCTGTAAAATTCCTTGTTCTTGATATTCTTATCAAAAACAGTCTGCCGGGAACGTAACAGTGTTTTCAGTTCCTTCAATTCCTGTCTGTACTGCTTGACAAAATCGTTGTAATGTTTCCAACCTTCACTGTTCTGCTTGTACCGTTCCCTGTTGTAAATGCAGTTGTCTAACTGCTTTTGACAAAACTTCACTTTTTCTGTGTAACCTATAATATACTTTGCATTTTCTTTTTGATTCTGTTCAAACTGTTCAATTTCCTGTTGAACATATTCCTTGATTTGTTCTTCACATTCAGGGGTGAAACTGCTTCTGATAATCTTGACCAGTTTTCTGACCTTTGAAATGTTTCTGCAATCAAGGAATTTTTCAAGGTGAATGACCATTGAACCATGTTCATACTTGATTTCTAAATCCATTCAGACCTTCCTTTCCCGGCATCACGCTACAATGCCAAATTGCTTCAATCGTTTCTTTGCTAAATCTATATACCAACCTTTATCAAGGGTTTGCGGTGTTTTAACCCCACACACATCATCATTGCAAATGAAACAGTGGTCAGGGGTATTTCCAAATTTTTCACCTTTTGTTTTCACTCTTTTTCTTTTCAGTAACCGCCCATCATCCTGACTATTTGAAGCAAATACCCTGTATGACTTATAACTGTATTTGACCTTTTCAGGGTATTCATATACTTCTTTGATGACCCGTTTTCCTGTCTTAGTGATAACTGGTGTGCAATGCTCATGCTCCACCCAATCATATTTTTCTGACAGCTTAACGATTTTCTGAAACATAATCAGGTCATCACACTGATTGATGGTCTGTTCCACTGGTGTCTTATGTACCATGTATTCAACCAGTGCTTTGTTCAGAATAGGAAGGTCATTGTCTGTTGCAGACAATTCCTTCACATAAGCACCGATTCTTTCAACACTTCCATCAGCACCAACCCAAAGGTAATTGTTCACATCCTTCTGATAAATTTCTGAAATATTATCCAGTTCAAGAAGAATTGAACACTGGTCTGTTGAACAACGCTGTTCCCACTCCCAACAAATATCATCCACCATTTCAAAGGCTTCATCAGTGTCAGGAATCCAAATAATCAGACCATCGGTATTTGACTGAATCAATTCAAATCCCGGTACTGCTTCAAGGTGTTCAATCAGGTCAAGCAACATAAGCTGACCATTGATGCACATACAGTTATTATTTCTTGGGTCATACGCCGGGTTTGTTTCATCCTTCATACCACCTGAAAGTGCGTTCAGCATCTTCTTATATGGCAACTGTGCCTTTTTCCAGTTCTTAGCTTTTGCCTTGTTCCCGGCTTTTGCAGCAGCAATCTGTTTTGCTTTCATTGATTTTCGTGTCTTATACACTAAAGCATAGTTGTCATTGGTTGCTGCCCTTGTAACCAGTCCCCAAGCAATCAGCATTGACGGGTAATAGTTATTCACATCTACATGAAGAATCTGCCCTGTCTTATGTATAGGGGTTTCTGTTGCCCCATGCAGACCACCAAAACCAAATGAATGTGGAATACCCGCAACAACGGTGTCAAGGTTCTGTGACTTATACCATAGTTTCTTATCGTACTTGTCACAATTCTGTAAATCCATTTCTAAGGCTTCTTTTCTCTTTTCTTCAAACCAGTCCTGAACATATTTGTATTTGTTCAGTCTTAAACATGGCAAGAAGAAGAAATCAAATTCATCCTTGAAGTCCTGTTTTACACACCCAAGGACTTTTGCAGTGATTCTTGCTTCACTGTCACCTATATTTGACAAGCTGACCATGTTTGGGAACGCCTGAATGATTCCATGCATGGCATTAAATTCATCTATCTTTTCAAGGAATATCTTGATGGTCTGTTCCACATCATGCCGACAGTATTTGATGGTTTCTTCTATTTCAGCCTTGGTCAGCTTTCTATTTATATCAAAAGGAACGCCAGTTTCCTTGATGTTTGAACCAAGAAAACCTTCCATTGTTTTCAATCCAACTGGGGGGTTCGGCATCACATCATAGTTTGTCATCGGTACTTTATTGAATACTGACGAAAACTGCCAACCTTCCCTTTTCTCCAAGATTATCCAGTCATTGATTCGCTTTGGGTTCATTCCTAACAGAATACCCTTCATAATGTACTGGTCATAATGGCGGTTATTAAAACCAACCCATATATTGCTTGTATTTGCTTCATATAAGGCTTTTAATTCGTCAGGGTTATTCACTATCACCTGTTCAGTTTTACGGGTCACATCAATGAAAACTGCAAGCCAGTCATCCTTGAAAACCTCAAAATCGTAAAATATCACTATTGTTCACCCTTTCTGAAAATAGCGGTGGATGGTATGACCCAACCACCGCCTGATTATTATTTTAGTTAAGAACTCTTAACCTTTCAACAAAATTTTTTACAGGTCAAATACCTCATTGATTGTGATAGGGTTGAACTTGCTTGCTGCATAGGTAACTTCAACTTCGATGTTGTTCTGAATGGACTGGAACACATCAAGAATCTGGTCTGCAAAATCCTGATAGTTGATAAACTCAACAGGTGTTTCATCTTCACCAAGCAATTCATTGACCCATGTGCAGACAGATTTGATTGCCCTTCCATCATTCCAATTTTCGCTGACCTTGTTACCACTGATGACTCTGTTGAAGAAAATCATGCGGTTTGCCTGTTCACCTTCCTTGATTTTGCACTGAACCGCAAACATCAACTTATCCTGTGCCTTTGTCAGCTTAATTTCCATCTTCTCAATGCTGACGATATACTTACCATCCGGCACATCGGCAAAGTCCGCATCCTTTGCTTCTTCAACCTCTTTCTGTAATGCTGCCAAATCAACCTTGCTGTCAAATGCACTGAAATCAATAGCCATAATTTTTCACCTTTTTAACCTTTCTTAGAATAATGTTCTTTTAGTTGTCAGAACTGTTTTCAACAGTTCAAATGCCTGTGTATCTGTGAAACCCGCTTCAACATAGGAATCATAGATTTTCTTTGCAGCTTTTGCACCTTCCTGATGTGAAGGTTTCTTTGCCCCGGCATCAGGATTTGGTTTCTTCATGCCCGGTGCAACACTTCCCATGATTGCAGATGCAATAATTGCATCAAACATTTCATTGGGAATACCAAACGGATTGTTAGGATTACTCATGTTATGTACCTCTCTTTCTTAACGTGTTCTTCTTGTTCTGCGTGTACGTGTTCCAGTTTCCTGTTCAGGTTCAGCATCCTGACCTGATTCAGAATCAGACTGTGTCTGCTCTGCGGACTGTGCCTGTGTTCTGCGTGTTCTTCTGCCGGATTCAGGCGGGTTCATTGCACCTTCAACCGGGTTTTCAGGCTTCGGATTCCCCGCCTGTGCCAAACGCTTCACACCTTCACCAAATTCTTCCTTGGTGATGACCTTTGCACCTTCCGGGGCAACATCCCCTTTGTGCTTCATAACATAGTTGTCATCTGCCGGAATGTAGAAATAGGTATCTTCTGCCAGTGTTTCAGGTTCAGCAGACTGTTCAGTGTTTGCCTGTCTTTCCTTGCGTGTACGCCTTGGCGGTGTTTCAAGTTCAGGCTGCGGTACTGCATCCATAACAGCAGCAGCTTCATCAAAAGGAATTTCTTCCTGTCCCGGAAAAGCCTTGTCAAGTGCTTCATCCCTTGCAGCCATATAATCAGACATTTTCTGTTCATTTTCTGCCACAACTTCATCATGTGTTTTACCGCTTGCCTTGCGTGTTCTGCCACTTCTGCCAGTAGATGCAGCCTTTTCAGGTTCAGCATCCTGTTCAGCAGTCTGTGGCGGTGTTGCTGTTTCAGTTGTGGTCTTGGATGCTTTGCCACCCCTTGCCCTTCTTCCGTTGACATCCGGCTTTGCAATATCTGTTGCAACTGCTGCATCAGCCTGACCCATTTCTGCATCAGTCTTATATTCACCCACTTCATAGAAGTTGCGAATTTTATCAGCCACATAGTTCAAATCATTGTCAATAGCGTATGCCGGGAACATTCCCATAGGTGACTTTACTGTGTCCTTTCCACTGTTCTGTGTGTAGAAGTAATACTTACCTTCATTTACACCAGTTCTAAGAACGATTGTGAAAAGTCCCTCAATGGTGATTTTCTCACGTAACAGTTTACCAATCAGCTTGATTGTTGTTACACCGTTGTCAAGGGTTTCTGTGTGGGTCATATAAGCAACAACCACATCTTCCGGCAGTTCCTTACATACTTCAATGATTTCAAAGTAATTTGCACCGAAATCGTTCCACTTGTCCCAACCGTTTTCTTTGATACGGTTCATGTACGGAACAGAAAGAATATACTGGAAGTCATCAACAACAATCAGCTTCTTTCCGGCTGCTGCCTGTTCCTTCATAAATTTGCAAATCTTGCGTGATTCCGTTTCACTGTTCAACATTTCAAACTTACCCTTGAACGGTAACGGTTTACCAACCGGGTTCACAACAGCGGTTGTTGCCGGGTCACAATTTCTCATACTGGTACTTTTACCAGTGCCGGATTCACCCATAACCAAAAGCATCTGTGCCATATTATCTCACCTGTTCCTTTCTGATTCTTTCAAAGTTAGCTGCCATGTTACGACTTACATGGTGCTGACCAAACTGCTTCTGAACACCCGCACGAATCACTGAACGCAACAACTTACGGTTATACACCGGGCTGGGATTGTACTTTTTACCCTGATTTTCGTTTACCATTATTCTTCACCTTCCTTGATTGTAATTTTTAACAACTGACCTTTTGCAATCTGTTCAACTTCCACTGCATAACCGTTGTTGATAAGGATTCCAACAAAATCCTGATAACAGGTTGAATTTGCGATTGTTACACAACCACATTCCCTTGCAACATCCTGTTCAATCAGTTCACGCATATCTGAAATCTGTTCATTCATCAAGTGATTAGTTGCCTGTGTATCGTGAACAATATATTTCAGTTCATTCACCGGTGATTCTAATTCTGCCTTTTCTTTTTTCAGGCGGGAAATCACCGCATCCTTGTCACATTTTTTTCTTGACATTATTCTTCACCCCCTTCATCTGTGCAACCTTCTGTTACTCTGCTTGACCATAAATCAGCATAATGCAGAATCAGGTACAACGGTGTTTCGTTGCCTTTTACCCCATAGTTGGCTGTTTCATACAGACCATCATGGTATCTGATAGCAAATTCTTCATCTTCCGTCAGGTCAATGAAAAGGGTTGCTAACTTAATACTGCGGGTTGCATGGTCAATCGGTAATAACGCCGGGTTACGCTTGAACGGTTTGGCTTCAGATGCTTTTCCTGACTTCAAAATGTTAGGTACATACATCTGCTTTCCATAATCACCGCACTTGCCAAGGTCATGTAATGCTGCTGCAATGATTACTGAATCCCTGACTTCTTCATATTTGTTTTTACCAAGAAGTGCATAACCAATGTTTTCTGCTGCTATCATCACGTTACGGGTGTGATGCACAAGACCGAACTCACAACATAAGTGATTGCCACTACTGCAAGGTGCATTGAAGAAACCAATTTCTTCCATGTACTCAACCAGTCCTTCCATACCTTCACGCTTGGTTGCAAGTAATCGGTCAACCACAAACTTCTTGTTGTCAAGTTCCTTTGCATTTTCTTCTGCAATCGCATCTGATAATGCTGTTGCAACTGATTCTTCTTTCTTTTTTGCCATGTTCTTATTCTCCTTTTAATTTTATTTCCCAACGCTTTTGTTCTTCGATATTCCCAAGATACCAAGCGTTAAGTTTCGATTTGTTTTCATTGAACTTTTTGAACTGTTCAAAGTCCTTCGGATAAAGCAAGATGCCATACCCACCTGATTCCCTGATTTTTCTTAGATTGTAAAGCTGCAATAAAGAAGGTTCACCTTTGTCTGCTTTTACCTCAATACCTAAGAAGAAACCGTCAGAACTTACCAATAAATCAGGTATACCGCTTTTGGTGTAGGATGCACCGCCCCAGTATTTGAGAAACCAACAGCCATAATTTTTCAGATAGGTCTTGACCTTGTTTTCAAAGTTCTTTTCTGCTGCCAACTGGTTTCACCTTCTTTCTTCTTAAAATCCTTACAAGGGTATTCCCTTGAACTTTCTAAACAATGACTGTAATGTTGGCAATCTTTGCAAGTCATCCCACCACCTTCCTTCTTCTTTTACGCTTGCACAATCCTGTGTCCCAAGCGTGTTGAATATTTTCAGCCTGTGTGACCCATTCAAGTTGTGATGCTCTGCAATCATGCTTTTTGCCCCGCTTGTGGTTCACAATATTCTTTGTTTCAGGGTCAGGATTTGGAACGTGTGCAACTGCAACCAATATGTGAAGTCTGCAATTTTCACCATCCAGTTTCACCCGCAAATAACCACTTCCGTCATCATACGGTGCAAGTATGTTACCTGTTCGGATGTTCCTGACCTGTCCCATTCTGCTGACCTCATAGTTTGGATGACCGTCAACAACTTTCCACTTCTTTCCCAAGTCAATCACCTTCTAACTGGTCATTGAACTGTTCCTGAATAGTCAGGATGCTTTGTGTATAATCTGTTTCAAATATCCCCTTTTCCCACAAACGAGAAGCACCATTTTCACCCATGTTGTACGCCATCAACACCATATCTGTATCTTGATAGCGTTCAAACAGTTTCCTAAGAACGAATACACCCGCCCTGATATTTTGATAGGGGTCTGTGTAATCAGTGACACCGATGGTTTCTGTCAGCCAGTCATGGTTGATTGCGTTAATCTGCATATATCCATAGTCATTTGTGTTGCTTATCACATTTGGGTCAAAACTGCTTTCATGCTGAATCAACGCCATTACAAGGGTAAAATCCAAGTTGTAGCCTGAACACAAGTAATATACAAATTCCTGTTGTTCTTCCGGCATCTTGCAATCAAGCGGGGTGAAATCCAAGTCATCAGCACCCCAGTCAAGTGAAATTTCTTCTGTGAAGCATCTGTCATCATACGCCCCATATACAAGGGTCTTTGTGCTTAACTGTTCACTTGTATGTATTTCTTCTTTTTCTCTGTCCTTGGCGGTTATATGAGTTTTCAGGACATATCCTGACAAGCCACCGACCAAGAAAAAGACAACTGCAACAATAACCCATGATACAATAATGCGTTTCGCCATTGCTGCCTTTCTAAGATTCTTTGAATAGTTCATCTGTCAATTCCTTTCCTTCTTGCAATGCTGCAAGGTTCTTTTCTTCAATGCTACCTTTCACCAACAGGTAATAATAAAAGCAAGTGTTATTCTGACCTATTCGGTGAATACGCTTCTTTGATTGTTCCCAAAGGTCACATGACCCCTTTCCAAGTGGCAAAGTAAAATAAATAACCTTGTTCGCCTTTTGGAAGTTACCCCCCATTGCACCCGCTTGATACTGAATGAATGTAATGCTGTTGTCAGATTCTTCATAAGCGGTTCGGTCATCCTCACCACCACGAACCACTGAAACAGGTCTTTCAAGTTCTTCTGCGATAGCTTTCATTGCTTCATATTCAGCGGTGAAGTTATAGAACACAATCAACCTATCTTCCGTTGACTGTACCAAGTCCCTGAATCCTTCCAGTTTTTCCTTGTGATACTGACCGCATAATTGCCGGGCGTATAGTGTCTTGGTCAAATTATTATCACCGACAAGTTCAGTGTCATCATCAATCAATAGGTAACTGTTTTTGATAAAAAACTTGTATTCCTTTGTTACCTTGAACATAATCTTCTGTTCAATCTGTTCAGGAAGGTCAAGAACTTCACTGGTTTTCATAAATACTGCACCATACTGTGCCAGTTTCTTTTTCAGGTGTTCAACATTCTTATAGCCAACAATCACTTCCTGTTTGAAACCATCCCCATTTTCAACCCACTTGGTATCAACATAACTGTTCCAAAAGGTTTTTTTATTGATGTTCCAACCAAGCAACTGAACCTGTGACCATAACCGTTCATACTTCCCGGCTGTCGGTGTACCTGAAAGCAATACAACACTTTCAGGTTTCATTTTCAGAATAAATTTTGAACGCTTTGCGTTCTCATTTGTAATCAGACTTGATTCATCAAGCATCATGGTAAATTCATTTATTTTCAGCATCCAATCACGCCTGAAAGTCAGGTCATAATTGATAACACCGATAATTTGAACATCCCTGTGGTATATGCTCTTTGTGTCAATCCTGTTCCTGAAAGTGATTGCTTGTGATTTGTGTGTCAGGTCAAATACTTCATAATCAGGGTAATGGTCTTTGAAATGCTGCACCCAGTCATCTATCTTGGATTTCTGACAGATGACAAGGTTCACATCATTGTTCAATTCCCACACTTTTTCAGCACCAACAAAGGTTTTACCAAGTCCCATATCAAGGTAATATGCAACCCTGTTGAAGTCTTTGGTTTGGTTCAAGACCTTTTCCTGATGGGGCATGAAATGCAAATTACTCATTTACATTGATACCCGTACACTGATAAAAGATTTCAGGGTCAAGTTCGGTAACGCCTTGATGATATTCTTCTGACGGTCTGACAAGCTGCCCCACCATAACTGACCACAATCAGATTCATCAAGCACTTTGAGATAACCGCCTGTTGTTTCATGTGTCGGATGCTCTGCTTTTTCTTCATCCGTCATATCCTCTGAATAAATCCATTCAACAACATTCTTTGGTATTCTGTTCAACAGGTATCTTGCATCACTGCGTAACCAATCGTTATAAGTCCAATCAGAAGGTTTGTTGAAGAACATAATTTTCTGTTCTTCTGTCATAAAACATCCTGTATTGAAAGAAGATTTGTTCCTGTTCCCGGTGTTCCTGTTCCCGGTGTTGCAGTCCCCGGTGTTGCAGCGACCTGTGCAATTCTTTCCTGTATTTACGATACGCAACACTTCATCCCAAGGAATTTCACGCACGATTTCCAGTTTATCGGTACAGGACTTGTCCCCTTCCTTCAAAACCGTACCGTATGCAATAACTTCTGCAACCTTGTTGTTGCTGTCAAAATCGTAATAATTGAAGCAGTCGGCAGCATTTTCGCAAAAGAGCATACCATGACCGCAAATATCAAGTTCCCCTTCTTCCTCAAATTTACCGGGGCAAGTGTACTGTTTGGTGTTACCATTCGGTGAACAAGTCCAATCAGGTCTGAACACTTTGAACCCATGAACAACTTCCTGAACATTGTTATTTTCCATCTGTCTATTCCTCACTTTCCAAAAATGCAACTGCTCTGTCATAGTTGCGTTCTAACATTCTAAGTTCATCTTTTTCACGTGATTCCTTATCACATACCGCCTGATATATTTCATCATTTCTGAAAGCTGTCACTTCATTGGTAATCAGGTCAGTGATAACCTGTGGTTCAAGTGCATCCAGTTCCCAAGATTCATCACCATACTGTTCAATGTATTTTCCGCATCTGCTATCAGAAAGTTTTGCCGGGTTTGGCGGTGGATTGTATGTGTCAATCTGATTCATTGTCAGTGCCACACGCTTAACTTCTACATCTGCACCGAACAACCACAATCTTTCCTGAATATCCCTTGTCATATCAATACCACTTGGGTCATGGTCACCTAAATGAATGATGATGCGGTTTTCTCTGTCACGCTGATGAATGAAACGCTGTGCAGCACTCCACATTTCTGACTGGGAAGTGTAACCCCTACATGAAAAATACGGTGTGTCAAGTGGTCTGCAAGCCTGTCCCACAATGTCAACCAAGGCATCCTTTTCAACCCATACTTCAACATAATTTGGTTGACCTTCCCACTTATCAAGAAGGTATGAATACCTTGCGGATGCAATCACATCTGCCGGGTTATCCCAGTGACCATTGCTTCTAAGATTGCGGGTTCTGTCTGTTATACTGTACCAGTCAATCAATCCGGCAAGTCTGCCATCATTGATAAGACTGCCAATGTTCTTATAACTGCGTTCATTGTTCGGAATGTAACCACGTGCAACCAACTGATAATATGCTTGTCTAAGGGTCAGTTCATATCCCTGTGCCTGATATTCTTCAACCACCTGATTCACAAGTTCAATCAGGTCAAGGCTTTTCTGCTGAAACTTGATTTCTTTATACTGAATTTTTGGCATTTCTCACTGACCCCCCCCTAAAGTGCAACGCCTTCAATTTCTGCAAATCTTCTTGCATTGATGAAGTACGCCCAACGGTTTTCAGAAGTCTTGATTGCATATCCCCAAGGGAAAACCCCTTGCTGCAATCCTTTTCTGACTGTCCCCTTATCCATTCCAAGGAAAACCGCTGCTTCTTCCGGCAGCATCTTCTTGATTTTACCTTCTGCCAGTGCATCCTTCGGCATTGCAACCACTGGTGCATCATCCTGTTCAAAATAGTCAGGTGCAAGTCCAAGTGATACTGCAATATCACTCTGAACCTTTTCTGACGGGATTGTTTTGTCATTCAGGTACATACTGATTGACCCCTTGCTTTTCCCGGTCATCCCAACAACCTGTGCCTGATTGATTCCTAACTGCTGCATAGCCTTTTTCAACTTTTCGCTGAATTTCATGTTATATCACCTTTCCTTTCTTTGAGTTAAGAACTCTTAACTTTTTTGGTAAAAAATAAAACGGGTATGAACTCATAAGGAACATCTAACAGGTCACAAGCAAGATTCATTTCAGCCTGTGTCCAATCAACCTTTCCATTCAGCTTTGCAGATAATGTCACCGTTGACATCTTCATTGCAACTGCAAAACTTTCCTGTGTTCCAAATACTTCCCTTATTTTTCCTCTTAACTTTGAATAATCAAATGCCACTTTATTCACCACCTTCTACATCATCAGGAAAAGCATTGTTATTGTACTGTTTCCTGACTGTAATTCTGACAACGCCTGTTTCTAACTGTTCATAAGCAGTTTCTTTGAACTTCTGCTTTTTCTGCTTCAAACCTTCCATATACGCCATGTATTCAAGTTTTGAAGGAAATTCAAGAATCTGTTCAATCCACGCTGCAACAATTTTCTTCACTTTATTCACCTTCTTTCTAACAAGAACCACCGTCAGCACCATGAAATGCACCAACAGGATAATCCCAATTTTCTGTGTAAATATCATCAACACCAAATTCACCAGTCAGGATGCTGTGAATTGCATCTTTATCATCCCAACATACACATGATTCAGCATTGCCAACAAAATCTTTCAAACACTTTTTATTGTCAAGTGTGAATCCAAGGACTTCTTCATCATGTTCCAATTCTGCAAAATCATCAGGAAATAATTCTCTGAATCCGGCAAACAGTCTTGGTGTAGAAAAAATACACATTGCACAACTGCATCTATTCCAACCTATCCTGTAACAAGGGTGTGGGGTTATATGATGCCTTTTCAAAAGTTCCCATACATCTTTTTCAGAATAGTCAATTACCGCCCGCCATTGATGCACTGTCCTGTGTGCCTTGGCTTCTGCATTGGTTCTGTGAATCTCCATTTCATTGTACTTTGAACGCCCTTTTGATTCTCCACGCCTTTCACCTGAAACAATCAATATTTTCTTATCAGCCTTAGTTTGTTCAAGATTACTTGTCACACTATCCTGAACCGCTGCTTTCAATGAACCTGAACACCAACGCCCTTGATGTGTTCCACCTTTTGCCGGGAATTTGTGTCTTTTCCCACCTAATGCTTCTAATTCCCCAAGTCTGTCAAGGTTACTGACAACCGTATCAGCAACACATATTTTCAAGTATGCAGAACACCAACGCCTTGACAGGTCAGCAGTTTTTGCCGGGAACTTCATGCGGTAACCGTACTGTTTCAGAAGTTCTTCCATTTCTTCTGTTGCCTGTTCTTTCAATTCCTTGCATTTCAGATAATTTGCTGATGGTCTGCATTGCTTTACTTCACCAGTGTCAGGGTCTATCCATTCAATAGGTTCTGATGCACCTATCCTGTATAGTTCCCCAAAGAAACCATTGACACGATATGAAACCCTTAACTTGACACCTTCTGCATCTGCCAGTGCTTTCACATAATTTTGAGTACAACGCCAATCCATTCTTCGTGAAGGGTGACCGCCATCTATATCGTGATGCCAAAATTCAATTTTTTCCTTTGGTACACCAAGTTCTAACAGCTTCAAATAACAAGCAACTGAATCTTTACCGCCTGAAATCAGAACAACAATCAAATCATATTCTTCCAATGGTAATAATTCCGGCAGATATATTTTCTTGAAATGCTCTGAATCGGTTCTTCCTTCAACCCTTGGTTTCAATTTGATGCCTTTTCCGTATATCGGTGTATCAGGAACACCCAGTCTGACCGGGGTTCCCTTGGTGCAATCCGCATCTTTTATGAAATCAATCATAGCCACATTTTCCTTTCCAACAGTCCCTTCAAAAAGTTGTCTATTGTCAGCACACCTTATAACAATCAGGGGTGTCTTTCCTTTATCAGATTTCACATTAAAATCTGCAAACCTGTCAGCCAACATTGAACCTTTTGAACGGTTGTGTTCAAACCGTTGGGGTTTTCACATTAAAAACCACCAAAAACCTGTTGACCAACACGCAATAGACAATTTTTTGAAAGAACTGTTTTTGTAAACATTCTATTCCTTGGTTTTACTTCCAACCGCTGCAACGGTTCTTTGGAGTGGGTCAGGCAGTGGATGGACTGCCTGACCTGAAAAAAATGCTTTGAACAAGGTGCTGTGTCATCTCGTTTAGTACCTGTTCGCTTAACATCTTCTTACTTAGGGGTAAAGTGCTGATTGGTTCAGCCTGTCATCTTTCTTCAAATAGTGATGATACTTTGCTTTCTTGCCCTGATGTTCATGCTTTCAGTACATTTTACCGGGTTGCCTAATTCTTCACACATTCTGTCTGCTATCCGGCAGCCTGACCACCATGTCACTTATGTGTAGCCCTATCGGTTTACCCTGTGTTTCCTACTTTCCTTGTTCAGTTGAAAGTTAAGAACTCTTAACTTCAAGGACATCATATCACCGCTACCAGTATATGTCAATAACTTTTTTTAAGTTTTCTTAACTTTTTTTCAAGTTTGATTGAAAAACTCTTAACTTTGCTTTATAATAGGAACTACAAACCACATGGAAGGGGTGAAACAATGGAATATACCTTTGGTGCAAGATTGCAAAAGGCATTAGATGAAAAGGGTTGGAAACAGGTTGACCTTGCTGATGCAACAGGCTTTTCAAAAGCAAGAATCAGTCAATGGATTCATAATAAATACATTCCCACCGCTGACGGTCTGAACAAAATAGCCAAGGCACTGAATGTCAGTGAAAGTTGGCTTATGGGTCACGATGTTCCAAAGAAGTATGATATGGAACAGCTTGAAATGAAATACCAAGTATGTGACCTATTTCAGAAGTGTTATGGAAAAGAAGCATATAAGGCTGTATATAATTTTCTGAAACTGGATGCCGTTGACCAAGGAAAAATAATTGAACGTATCAATGTACTGTTAGAATCTGAAAAATATTCTGATAGTGAAAAAAGGGACGATGCAAAAATGGCATAAAATCCCTGAATTACCAAAAGATGGGAAATATCATTGTTGTTGATTTCAAAGGTAACGGTTGGTAGCGGGTAACTGTTTACTTTATATACTGTATATTTTCACTTTTTAATTTTTATTTTTTTTTTACATAAAAAAAATCATTAAGAAAATATCACTTGAACAGTTACCAAGCGTTACTTCATTTGAAATACTGAACTTTTAACCGTTACTTATAACAGTTACCAACGGTTACAAACAGTTACATAAAAAGAAAGTGGGGTAAAAATCATGTTTGGAAAGAAGAAAGAGAAGAAGGACTTGACTAATTTATCAATTTACACTGCATTTCACCATATTTCAGGGTTGCCGATTGTAGAAGATACCCTTTGTGAAGTGTATTCATTCCCGGACAGACTTGATTTCAAGGCGGGTACAACTGAAATCACATTGTCAAAGGATAAGATAACAGATATGTCAATCAAAACTGATACTGAAATACAAAATCAGGCGGTTTCCAGTGTTGGCGGTGCAGTTGCCGGGGGCATGCTCTTTGGTGCTATTGGTGCAGTTATTGGTGGAAGGGCAAAAAACAAGAAAGTAAAGACAGTTACCAAGTACCTGATAATAACATACTTGGGTGATACTGAACCAAAATTCATCATCTTTGACATTAAGAACAACCCACAATCTGCTGATAAATTAGTGAAAGAATTTCAGAAAACTGATTCTTCATCAGGTGTGAAGATAGAACTGTAAAGAAGGTGTTCCTATGAATTATTACATTTCAAAAACATCTTCTACTGGAAAAGATTATTCAATAAACGAAAAAGAAGAACTGTTTTTCAGTGCCTTATATAAGGCTTTACCGCCAACCACTAATGAAAAGATTCATTTGAATAGAATGTCAAACGGAACACTTGCAGTCTATTTTGGTAGTTTCCCAGTTGGAAAAATAAAGCTACAAGGAAGAAAATATTGGATGCAAATTCTAAAAGGTTTATATACCGTAAAAATAATAGAAGGTGATGTTGATGATTTTATAGAGCATATTTCAGACTGGGAACGATATATCAGATTACATTGTAAATAAAAAAAAAGAACCCCAACTGTTGCAGCAGTCAGGGTTCAAATAACACTATACCAAGGAATAGAATGATATAGGCTATGCAACCACCATTATATCATTCATTCCTTGAATTTTCAATCAGAAAGGAATGAATAACTATGGGAAAAAGAAACCCAAACGGTTATGGATGCGTAACCAAACTAAAAGGTAACAGGTCACGCCCTTGGGTTGTCAAAGTGACTGTATATGATGAACAAGGCGGTTCAAAACAAGTCCCGGTTGGGTATGCTGAATCAGAAGAAAAAGCCAATATCCTTCTTGCAGAATATAACAACAACCCTTGGGATATTGACCGGGAAAAGGTCACCCTTGCGGTACTATATCAGCGTTGGTCACAAATCAAGCTGCCAAAACTGGGGAAATCAAATCAGCAATCATTGCGTTCAGCGTTCAAGCATTGTTCAAAATACTATGGTGTAAAATACAGAAGTCTGAAATCATATCAGATGCAAGACTGCATTGACAACTGCGGGTGTGCATATTCTACACAATGGGCAATTAAGAATCTGTTTGGTCATCTTGACCGATTTGCATTTGAAATTGACCTGATAGATAAAATGTATTCACAAATAACTACTGCACCGCCAATACCTGAAACCACACGTGAACCATTCACTGATGAACAGATTGAAGCACTGTGGAAAATAAAAGATGACCCTTGGGTTGATACGGTACTGATTTACATATATACCGGGTTCAGGCTTCAGGAACTTCTTGGAATGAAAACTGAACAGGTGAACATCAAGGACTGGTATTTTGAAGGTGGTATCAAGACCAGTGCCGGGAAGTGTCGCATTGTTCCAGTGCATGACCGCATCAAGCCATTTGTGAAAGCACTGGTTGATGAAGGAAACAAGTACCTGTTCACATATCAGGGTAAAAAGTTCAGTCAGGCAAATTATTATAAGTGTTGGGGTGAAGTGATGGAAAAGATAAACGCAGATAAGACCCCGCATGAAGCAAGGCACACTTTTGAAACCCGCCTTGACAACGCCAAAGGCAATAGAAAATGTATTGATATGTTAATGGGTCACAAGTCAAAGGATGTGGGAAACCGGGTCTATAATCACAAGACCATTGAACAGTTACGGGAAACGGTTGCCCTATTAAAATAATATTTTTTACTCTGAACCAGTAACAAATTAGTAACAAAAAAGACCGCAACCCCTTATTTTTCAAGGAATTGCGGTCTTTCAACTTTCATTATATCATGCTTACGCATATGATAGGCCTGCGGCTGATACTTATGCGCATTCGCGCGTGATATAATTCGCTACGCTCATTATATCATGGTTAAAGGGTCAAAAGGTATCATGTCATTATTTGGATAGGCTGGCAGCTCAGGCACATAAAAGTGAAATTAATATTGAAATTTTGAAATAATGAGTTTATACCTGTCT